GAATCTCCCCTTGTGACCTTTTATCCAACTAACTGTTTGGCGATTTGATACGCCTTGAAGGAACGAATCCCTTCTACGTAATCACCGTACTGGTTAGTCGTACCTAAGGGCGCAGTTCTCGACTCTCGCATCTTAACAAATGCAGGTATTGAGCTCTTTCTAGGTAACTTATACTTTTCGTAGGATAGCCAGAATCTAACGAATTCTTCAAACAACGGGTGATTCTTGCAGTTTTCCAAAATTGTTAAGCTGCGGATAGCAAAATAATCCCTACCCTTTAAGTCGAACCTGTCGAAATCCGAGCGACGTTCAGGATAACATAACCTGTTCAGAGCTCTGAACGTAGGATACACACCTTTAGCCTCCCCGTCAACCATGTAGTCAAGATGGTGTAGTCTTTGCAAGTAAACAAAGCACGACGGTTTAATTTTAGTTTTCTCTTCATTGATAGCGAGCTCAACTAATCTAAACTTCTGCTTGACAGAGTCAGGACTTTTAGTAATGACAACGAAATCATCACCCATGACTTGACAGTCAGAAGGAGTCGAGTTAAGGACCTGTCTATTTACAACAGAACCAAGAACTCCTGTAAAGTTAGAGCCACTAGGTATTCCATGTTTGCCAACAATCACGCGTCCATCTGGTAAGACAAGCGGTTTCGAACCGAAACGTGAGGCGATTACACCTAGTTCGTCAAGATATCGACTTTGGAAGTAAGTAGCGATCTCTGCAAAACCATTTTCTTGCAGTTGTTCCTTGACAGAATCATCAAATCCGGAAATATCTCCTGAGACACAGACATAGTCTGGATCATCCTTAACCTTAAGGAGAAGTTTAGTTAAGGCTGTATCTACAGCGTCGGGACCATTAAATGCAGCAAATTCAGGCTCCATCCTTAGAGAATTAAATATAGGAAGAAAGAAACGATTCTCCTGTATAATATCTACAAAAGGGTAAATATATACAATTCTGGTCTTTCCACCTTCTTGAGTACGTGTAGCGCAAACCATGGCTAAATCTTTGCTATACCAAAACTCAAACTCTCTCACGGTATTATCTCTCTCAAGACCTTTCTTTTCAAGTGTGGGTGCACCAGCTTGGGTGTTAGATCTTGTGGCTTCGGCGCTGTGGATTACGGAAACAGGTCGTAAGTTAGTGTTCGGATTATTAAACACACGTAACTCACTAGTATCTATATTAACAGGTTTGAAACTATCATAGATACGTGATAAAAGCTCTCCCCCTGGTTTTGCGATTGAACGAGGTCCAAACTTGTTCATTTGCTCAGTTTCCAATTCCAGTAGATCAGAGTTTATTAGCTTCGAATTAGCTTTGAATCGTGTCATCCAAGCGTTGTAGATGTTTTCAGGTCCAGCTCGTTCAGCTGCGGGAGTAATCTGTATGAAAACACTACCCTTCATAATTCGATCGTTATTTCTGGAAAGCTTTTCAAGCCCTAAGGAAGTAAAATTGTCTTCAAAATCCTTAAGTGAGTAGGATTGCATAAATAATTTGCTAATGAGTAAAATAATGATCTAATCTGACTTTTCTTCAGTCATTTTAGAATCGCGTTTTCGATCAGGACGCTTATCGAAACGTTTACGGCCTTTCTCAGCTGCTTTACCTCTAGGAGGTGAGAATAAGAATTCTGCGAATTGCTGCGAACCACGCTGCATGTCATAAACACTGACAGGAATAGCAACTTGACATCCAGATCGCTGGAATGCAGTAACACTATTCTTATACTTGTGAATCATGTACGTAGGTGCATACACATTACAAAATTTCTCATTATTACTTGCTGGTCTGAACTTATCATCGTACCACACGACAACAGTTGTTTGAGCTAGGTTGCCATCATCTAGAAAAGTAGACATGAGAGAAGTCTCATAGAAACCATCAGAATTTTGAGCACCAAGCTTCTTAGGACCACCAAATCCTCCAGAAATCTTACAACCAATTTGAGAGCTACCACCAATCCAAACTCCAGAGCTCGATTGAGTCCAAACATCTGGTGCATCAGTATCACAGTTGTACACTAGTAGATCCCTAGTGTCATCAACGTGAGGTAAGTGTGTTGATGCAGTTGTGACAGAAGAGCCGTACCCGATAGTTGGGAAGTTACGGATGAAAGTTAGATGATCCGGATCATGATTTGGCATGCCCGTGTACATCAGTAAAGGAGAATCCACATCCGGATATGCTTGAACAAATCCACTAATGAATTTCTTATACTTAACCGAACCAAGCGCATCAATGGCGTGCGCGACTGCACCACTCTTAAGAGTAGTAAGTCCTACAGTTGCAGAATCTTCGAATTCCACTGGAATTAACTTATAAAGCGGAGAACCAGGTAGGTTACTCTGTTTATAATTGTTAAAGAGATGGAAAACGAATTGATTGATACGAGGATCAATCGGGGTTTTCTCAAGTAGAAGTTCCAGTCTTTGTAACTCCTGAAGATCCTCTGCAGAAAGTGCTTCGAAGAGGTTAATCATTCCGGAGTTTCTATTTTCCTTAACGTTAATGTGAGAGATCACAGAAGCATAAAAGTAATAAATAGAAAGCGCATACATCTGAACACGAATGCTGTTGAAAATGAACTCCTTAGTAGGAAGAGATTCAGTGAATGAGTTTAATCTCATACGACGGAACATCTCATTTGCCCATTGAGCAACAATGTCAATATTCAGAAATCTCTGAATCGCAGGGTTGGCACTAAAGTCACCTGTACCATCCGCATCCAACTCAGGGAACACGTTACCATATACCGTAATTAGTGGAGCGTCGTTATCGTCGCCGTCATTAAAGTATAATGGCTTATAGTCCGGAACGAGTCCCGTACTAAAAGATGAGTTGATAGGTTTAGCACCTAAACTTAAACCGTGTCGATTATAGTTAGAACCTCCGGAGTAGTTATCCTTTGTAGTCCCGCCATCATCGCCACCACCGACACTAATGCCAGTACGTTGTCCGATGAATCTACCGAGAGCATCACCAGCTCTATTGATTTGCGTCTGAACCGCAGAGCCTGCAGCATCTACAAGCTTATCAGCTGTAGCTTGCCCTAGATCTGAGAAGTTATTAACGCCGTCATAGAACGGTTGGCTAAAAGGTAAATTTGGAGGATTAAAAGTAGGAACACCGACTGCACGATTTGGTAACCAAGCTCCACCAGTACCAGGTACGAAACCAAGGTCGTGTACTGTCTCAGTTCCTTCGTGAGCTTTACGCTCCTTACTAACTACACTTTGCCATTCAGGATAGGTAATATCACCATCCGATAGAAAAGGTTTAACATGGTTAAAGAACTCGTGAGATGAGATATAATCCCACCCAGTTAGTTCATTCAGGTTATTGATTGCTTCCATAAATCTGTGAATGAATTAGGGGTTACAGTCAGCCCTTTTACAATTAGTCCCGAGG